ATGGAAATATTTGGATTTAATTTCAAGAGCAAAGCAGAAAAGGAAAAAGAGGCAAGGGATTATATGGAACGGGTATTTCCTGGCGGTGAAAAAGAGCGGGAACAGGTTCGGCAGGAACTGACAAAAAGATTACCGGAAAAAGACGAAATGGACTTGTTATTATGTTATGTCCATATCAGGGACCGGATGACTGGGACAGGGCTTTCTTTTGAGCAGGTTGCAGGCGAAGTAGAAAAGCTGCAATGGATCCCGGATATGGATCAGAAGTCTCTTGATGCGATCCGGGAAGTGATGGAACAGGTCTGTGCAGAACATAAAAAGTAGTAAAATTCTTTTAAAGGCAGAAAAAGAAAACGGCAAAAATCCAGTAAATATGCGGGTTTGACAGGCTTGAAAAAAATATTTAAATTTCTTGATAAGTTTTAGAATGAAAATCGACAAGAGGTTATAAAGCCTCTGCCGATTTTCTTTTTTTATAGGAAACAGCAGAAAAGAAGAGCGTGCAGAGCGTAAAAACTCTGACACGCTTATTTTTTTACCATAAAAGCAAATGAGGACGGAAAGGAGCATAGAACATGGCGAAACGAAAGTACAAGCGTCTGCATTACGAGGACAGGCAGACCATAGAGGCTATGAGTAAGCAGGGCAGCAGTGTAAGTGATATTGCAGAGGCACTGGGAACGCATAGGGACACAATTTATAGGGAGTTCAAACGCTGCAACGCCACACTGAAAACCTACACGGCGGCAGCAGGGCAGCAGGCGTTATAAACAAGAATAACAAAAGAGAGGTAAGACACATGAAAAAAGTAGATTTTAATAAATTGCAGGCAGGCGACTTAGTAGAAGTGCCACGCACACAGTTTGCACCTATGCGTAGAGGCTGGAATGGCTGGTTATTCAGTGAGGCAGTAGTAATAAGAAAGGGCGTAGGAAGAAAAAGCAAAAAGAATGTAGTCGTAGTGGAAATGAGAACACCAGCAGGAAAGAACAGCTACGGGACTATAGAGGCTACATTTTACGCAGAGAATGTTTTTACTACGCCAGCAGCAAAGAACGCAAGAAACATTTTGAAGAAATACGGAATAGAGGACGCAGAGAGCTTTTACAAATTCATTGAGCGGGACGACGTAACGGGCTGCGATTGGATAAGGTTTTTAATAGAAAAAGGCTTTTTATTTAATGAGTAGGCGGCAAGTTGTGGGTTCAAATCCCACACGGCACATTGCGTAGCAGGCATGGCGAGCCTGCGGCAGAGGGCAGCAGGCTAATAGCTGCAATCTGTATACCGTGGAAAAATAGCGGCGGTCATACCAGCCAGAAAGTATGTGGACGGTCAACAGGTTTTCAGTTGCTTTTTAATGCGAAAAGCAGCCCGCACGGTAAAACCAAACGCCAGAACAGGAGAGCGGCACACATGGAAAGACAGAGAGCGCCGCCAAAAGGAAGAGAGGCAAAGAATGGCAGCAGAGGCATTGATAGTAGAGGACGCATACCAGAAAGGCTATGCAGATGCAATGGCAGATATGCGCAAAAAAAAGGAACAGAGGCGGCAGCGGGAGCAGGTAAAGAAAGCCCGCCGCTGGTATTTCATTAAACAGAAAGCCTGCGGGCTTGCAATGCTTGCAATTACCGTGCTGGCAGTATGGGCGACAGAGGGCGACATAACGATAGCATTTATTACAGTACCGCTGGGGCTTACGTGCATTTTCAGTAAAGAAATGCTGATTATGAATGATTACTATTTTACTACGAAAGAAAGGAAAAAGAACCATGATACAGATTTTAGAATTGTTCGGCGGGATAGGTAGCCCACGTTGCGCATTGCGCAATATTGGCATACCAGTAAAAGCCATTGATTACGTGGAAATAGACGAAAAGGCGGTACGTTCATACAATGCAATGTTTGCAGACGAGCTGCCATACAAAACGCAGAGCGTTGTAGGGTGGAATTTAAAACCAGACATTTTAATACACGGTAGCCCTTGCCAAGATTTTAGCATTGCTGGGCATCAAGGAAAGGCAAAAGCAGAGGACGGGCGCATAAACAGAGGAAAGGGAGCAGATAAAGGGAGCGGAACACGTAGCAGTTTAATGTGGGAAACGATACACATTATAGAGCAAATGGGAGAGTGGAAACCACAATACGTTATTTGGGAAAACGTGAAAAATGTTTTAAGCAAGTATATGAGAGTGAATTTTAATCGTTATTTGGCTGAAATGGAGCGGCTGGGCTACAGCAATAATTTTGAGATACTGGACGCAAGGGACTTTGGTTTACCGCAAGCGAGAGAAAGAGTTTTTACAGTTTCTGTACTGGGGAAAGAAAAATTCATATTTGACGATTTAATAAAAACGCCCATGCAGGATATAAATAAACTTCTTTTGCAAGATGCGCCGCCAGTATATGACGTAACACAGCCGAGCGTATTAGAGGCAATCGGACAAAAAGGGATAAGAAGAGCCACAGTAATAGAAGATTATGCTTTTACGATTACTGCAAGGCAGGACAGAACACCAGCACAGGTAATAGACATGGGAAACGGGCGCTATAGGTATCTAACAGAATTAGAGTGCTGGCGCTTACAGGGCTACAGCGACGCTGATTTTGAGGCGGCGGCAGCGGTGCATAAAAGAAACGGGCGCTATACAATGCCACTTTATAAACAGGCGGGCAATAGCATACCAGTACCGATATTTGAGAGCATATTTAGAAAGATACTATTAGGAGAAACAGAGGAAAGGCAGAGAGGGGGCGAGTAAGTGAGAAAGGCAAGCTATAAAATCAGAGAAACAAAAAATATGCGGCATTTTACATATTCTGGAAATCTGGAAGATGCAATAGAAAAAGCGGAAAGGGATTTGCAGAAAGAGAAAGAAAATAAGGAAATTGCGCAATGGTATTGGCTGTATGAAAAAGCCAAAAAAGCTATTAGCGCACATAACAAGAAAATTGCCAACATTGAGGCGTTTATACGGTGTGCAGAGGAAGAGCAGGAAAAGCAGAAAGGTAAAAAGGATAATGAAACGACAGGCAGTTAAGAAACTGATACAGTGCGCAGCCGTTATAGCGGCAGGCGTGCTGGCAATCATTTTGTTTATGCTGGCTATCTGGTACAGAGGAAAGAACAGCGAGCCAGTAACAGACGAACAGGTAGCAGCGCAGATGCAGCAGGCAGAGCCGCTGGTTATTGAAACACCAGAGGCAGCCACAGAGGGCAGTATAAGAGTATACGACTATGACGGCTGCTGTATTTATTCCTACTACGGCAAAATTCGGATAAACAGCGACGGTAAGGACGGCAAGGAAATTGACGTAGAGGCATTAGGCTATTTAGAGGGCTACCAAGAACATAAAGAGGAAAGCGGGGCGGGAGAATGAGCCACAGATATTACAGCCCTTTACGCCCGTTATCGCTGGGAACATTTCCAAAGCCGCAGGGAAACGAGATTTTACATATAGAAAATTTTGAGGAACGGCAGAACGTACCAGAGATAGCACGGCAGGCGTGGGGATACATTGAGTACAAAGAGGCGCTTACAGAAATAGAGGCGGCAGCGTATGAGCTGATACCGCCGAACTGCGTTTCTGAAATGGAAAATTTAGAGGCAAGGAGATAAAGGCAATGAGCGAGGTATATATACGCAGCCAGAATAAAGAAAAGCTGTATAGACTGGGCGGTAATTACGCCTGCGTAGAGTATGGAGAGTACGAGGACATAAAGAAAAAGAGAGGCGGCGCAGAGGCAGACAAAAAGCGCCACGTAATTTGCATAAGTGACGGGTGTTTAGAAGAAATTGGAGAGTATGCCACAAAAGAGCGCTGCTTAGAGGTGCTGGACGAGATACAGAAAGCGTGCGTAAGCTATCTGTTTACGGCTGGCGGTGCAGCCGTAATAAGGGGCGGCATGGACGTACAGCCGTTTGCAACAGTAATACCGAGGCTGTACGAAATGCCAGAGAAGTAGGAGAGGCAGACAGTGACAGTAAAGGAATTTATAGGCACGCTGGAGAGTTCAGACCGCCTGCGCA